ATGCTCACCGAAGCCGCATGCAAGCGGGCCACTTGTCCCCCTGAGAAGAACCGAGAACGCTATACGGACGCGCAAGGCGTCTATCTGGAGGTGTCCCGCACTGGCTCCAAGCGATGGTTCTGGAAGTATCGCTATGACGGCAAGGAAAAGCGCCTGGCACTGGGTGGCTATCCAGAAGTCACCGTGCGCGATGCCCGCAGTCTTGCCGAGGATGCCCGCCGCCTGCTGCGTGCTGGCAGTGATCCTGCTGTCAAGCGACTGGCCGAACGGCTCACCAACAAGCTGCAATCTGAAAACACGTTCGAGACAGTCGCCCGCGAATTCCATCTGACCAAGGCCAAGGGTTGGAGTCAGAAGTACGCTGCCCGCTGGATTGAGCGCATGGAAAAGGACATGTTTCCGCATATCGGAGGCTTGCCGCTGCGCGACGTGACCGCGCCTATCCTGCATCAGACGTTGCTTAAGGTGCAAAAGCGTGGCGCCATCGAAACCGCCCATTCTCTACGCCAGTATTCCGGGCAGGTGTTCCGCTACGGCATCATCACGGGCCGCTGTACCAGCAATCCGGCACCTGATCTGCACGGTGCATTGGAGCCGGTGCGCGTCAAGCACATGGCCGCCATCGTGGACGAAAAGCCGCTGACCGATCTGCTCCGCGCCATCGATGTCTACCCACATCAGCCGACCACGAAAGCCGCGCTGCAACTGTCTGCCTTGCTATTTCAGCGTCCTGGCAACATCAGGATGATGGAGTGGGCAGAAATTGACTTTGATGCTGCCATGTGGACGATCCCCGCCGCCAAGATGAAGCGCACGCTGCACGGCAAGGAAAATGGTCGCCCGCACTTCGTTCCTCTACCCCGGCAAGCCATCGAGGTGTTGGAGGAAGTCAAGCCATTCACGGGTGACGGCAAGTATGTGTTCCCGTCCCTACACTCCCGCATCAGGCCCATGTCGGAAAACACGGTAAACACTGCTCTGCGCCGCATGGGATTCAGCGGCAAGGAAGCGACTGCACACGGGTTCAGGGCGACGGCACGGACGCTGCTGGTGGAGAAACTGAACGCCAATCCTGACGTGATCGAGGCACAGTTAGCGCACGGAAAGAGTGGGGTACTGGGTGCTGCCTATGACCGTACCGAGTACATGGAGCAGCGCCGCAAGCTGATGCAGCTATGGGCCGATCATCTCGACAGACTGCGCGAGGGTGCAAAGATCATCCCGTTGAGGGCATAACAGTTTCGCCGGTCCTAGGCTGATCACCGAAACCCCGTTACCCCTGACGGGCTGGACTGGCATCTTTTCAGGGTGCGAGGGGGATGCTATGGATGAGAAGAGGCTCAATCAACTACTGTCCGACTGTGATAACTGGCTTGTAATTCCAGAGTTTCATGTTAATCCTGTTGATGTTATGTTTGAAGGGTTTGCGTTTCCGATTTATCGCCACGATAAGCATGGATGGGAAGATCAAATAAGTGAGATCGTTAAGGAAATTAGAAATCACGCTAGAATCCTATACAAAACTCAAGCTTCCCTAAGGTATGACTACGCAAGCCTGTTGGAAAAATCTAGTGAATGGGATGATTTTGGTAATGGGGCAGAAAACGCCACTCCAAATGAGAGATTCGCCTTCTGGTACATGTATTTTTTTGATCTGCTGGACTCGCTTTACAGACTAGATAAACGCAAGCGAACTGAGCGAGAGCACTTGCTTGTAACAATAACAGGCACAGCCATGAGGCTGGCAAAAATCAGCGAAGAGGACAAAGGTCGAGTTAGGTCCGAAACTGCCCGAAAAGGCGCAGAGGAGACCAACAAGAGGCACGCAGATAACCAAGAATTCGTGTTCAAGTGGCTAGATGCCAACTACCAGATGGGAATGAAGCACAAGGAAATGGCGGTTACTATGGTGCCGCTACTCGACGGCGAACGAGAGTACGAAACCATCCTGAAGGACATCACGGAGTGGAAGAAAAAACGCAAGCGCTAGCGGATGCGCGCAAGAGCTAGCGCGTGACTGGTTCCGATAATCCCTAATCGGCACCATTGGCACCATGTTCATTCATGGAGGCCAATATGCAAGCCGATACCACTACGACCGAAAAGAAGCCCCGCCAGTCGGTCAAATCCCTGTATATCCCCGAAGCCTTGCTGATCATGGCCGTGGTCAAGGAATTGACCGGCCTGTCAGAGCCGACTATTCGCCGCCGCGTGAAAGCGGGCACGTTCCCGGCTCCGGTTCGTCTGAGCGCACGCTGTATTCGCTGGAAGGCGGAGACGCTGCAAAACTGGCTGAAGGCGCAACAGGAGGTGCAGTAATGAACCTGCCCGTTATCGTCAAGAAAGGCGAAGCCAGGATTGATTCGCGTCTGCTGGCTCCGGTGACCGGCAACCAGCACAAGAACATCATTGGTCTGATCGAGCGCTATGCAGACCAATTCCATGCGTTCGGGGTTGTTCCGTTTCAAACGGAGAAACCTACCGGCAAGAAGGGGGGCAGGCCGCAGCGCTTTGCCCTGCTGAACGAAGATCAATGCTATCTGCTGCTGACCTTCGCCCGCAATACTGCCGCCGTGGTGGCAATGAAGGTTCAACTGGTGCAGGCCTTCAAGGAAGCCCGCAAGGCTGCTGAGCTGCATCAAGAGTACCTGCCGACCTATCACGCCATGCACGACCAGTTGACCCGACTGCATGACGGCACCGAGAAAGACCGCCTGCTGCACATGAACATCAACAAGCTGGTGAACAAGGCCGCGCATGTCGAGGCTGGCCAGCGTGGCAAGGCTCCGATTCCGCAGCAGGCCATGATGATTGCCGTGCAGCACATCGCCAGCGAAGCCATGGAAGGCGCTGCTGACAAGCAGCAAGCGTATGCCAAGGCCAAGGAAGCATTGGCCCCGTTCCTGCCGCGCAAGCTGCTGGAGGGCTAAATGGCACGCGGCAAGAGCAAGTACAACACTGGCCGCGATCCCGGCGGCTTCATTGCATTGCCATGGTCAGTGCTGGACAGTGCCGCGTATCAGGGCCTGAGCCATCCGGCCAAAGCGCTGCTGCTGGAGATCGCCCGTCAGTATGTCCGAGACAACAATGGCCGCTTGCTGTGCAGCATGAACTACCTGAGGCCGCGAGGCTGGAACAGCAAGGACGTGTTGACGCGAGCCAAACGTGAACTGCTGGAAGCTGGCCTGATTTTCGAGACGTGCAAGGGGGCCAGACCCAACAAGGCAAGTTGGTACGCCGTCACCTGGTACGTCTTGGACAAGCATTCCGGTTATGACCCGGAAGCTGCCGACTTCAGGCGTGGCGCATACCGCGATTCAAAAAAATCCCTTAGACCGTCTCCCGGACCAGAAGGCCGCCCTATAGGACCGTCTCCCGGACCAGAGGGCCACGCTACTGGACCGTCTCCCGGTCCTATCAAGGCAGTTTTGACCACTTCGTCTGGACCGTCTCCCGGACACCATCTAGATATACCATCTCCCACCAATTTAAATGGCAAGGGACTGACAAGGGAGAAAACAAGGGAGAAAACAGCGAGCGCCCCATGGATGACGCGACAGTGACGGATGACGACGCGTGACCGACGCGTGGCCTAACCGTTAAACAACTGTCCCGGCCTATCTGGTTCCAATCCTGCGGAATCCCGTGGCCCACTTCGGTGGGCTTTTTCACGTCTGACGCACTATTGCAACTGAGTTGCGTTTATGGTAGAGATTGCTTAAAATTTAAGCACCCTTAACTTCTTTGCAAAGAAAACCATGAAACTGAACGATTTGCGCGAAAGCCGCGCTGCCCTGGTGGCAGAAATGCGTACCCTGGCCGACAAGGCCGAGATGACCGCCGACGACACTGCCCGTTTTGACACCCTGAAGGCCAAAGTACAAAAGCTGGAGACTCAAGAGGAACGCGCCCTGTATCTGCAAGATGCCGAGCGCCGCGCCCTGGGTACGGACAAGCACGAACAGAAGCTGGCCGGTGGCGTGTCCATCATCGAGGCGATCAATGCCCAAGTGGAATCCCGCGCCCTGACTGGTGCCACGGCTGAGTATTCGGCAGAGGTCGAGCGCCGCACAGGCAAACGTGGTGTTCACCTGCCGCTGTCCGCATTCGAGAGCCGCGCCGCGCAGACCACTACGACCGCTGAAGGCATCGTGCCCGAGGACTTCCGACAGGATTTGTTTGTGGGGCCGCTGCGCAACAGCCGTCTGGTGCAGGGTCTGGGTGCCACGGTGCTGACCGGCCTGCGCGGTGATGTGGTGATCCCGCGCCACAAGACTGGCATGTCTGCCGCTTGGATCGCTGAAGGTGATGCCCTGACCGATACCGGCATGACGTTCGACACCATCGGTCTGAAGCCGCGCCACATCGGTGCGCTCACCGAGCTGAGCCGCCAACTGCTGCAACAGTCAAGCCCGAGTATCGAAGCCCTGGTGCGCAACGACCTGGGCGAAGTCATGGCCTGTTCGTTTGACCTGGCACTGCTGGAGGGTGGCGGCCTCAAGGAGCCGCTGGGCATCCTGGAGACGACCGGCATCCAGACCGGCACGCTGGCGACCCTGTCCTGGTCTGCCGTGCAAGAGATGCTGGAAAGGCTGGCGATCAAGAACATCACGCCGAATGCCTGGATTACCGAGCCGCAGAGCGCCACGAAGCTGCGCACGACGCTGAAAGCGGCTTCTGCCGGTTCCAGCTACCTGATGGAAGGCGGCCGCATGGCTGACCTGCCGGTGGCGATCACGAACCAGATGAAGCTGAGCGGTGCGACCGGGCAAGTCCTGCTGGGTGACTTCCGCCAACTGCTGATTGGCGTGTGGGACTCCGTGCAGATTCTGGCGAACCCGTATGCAGAAGGCCCGTACAGCCGTGGTGCCGTGCAGGTTCGCGCCCTGATGACGGCTGATGCGGTGGTGCGCCGTCCTGAAGCCTTCGTGCTGGCTTCTGACCTGGTGGTGTAAGCCATGGCCGCGCCGAACATCGAACACCGAATGGCGACTGGCCTGCAAGCCAGTGGCCGCACGTTGACCGGCTATGCCGCCGTGTTCAACGCTGATACCCGTGTGGGTGACTTCATCGAGCGCATTGCACCCGGTGCCTTCATCCGTTCGCTGGAGAGTGGCCGCGATGTTCTGGCGCTGGCTGACCATGATCCAAAGACCGTGCTGGGTCGCACATCGTCCGGCACGCTGGCGCTGTCGGAAGATTCGCACGGCCTGGCCTTCACGCTGACGCTGCCGGACACCACTGCCGGACGTGATCTTGCTGCCCTGGCAGCGCGTGGCGATCTGGGTGGCATGTCCTTCGGTTTCGTTCCGGCAGATGAGGTATGGACAGGCGACACCCGCGAGCTGCGCGAGGTGGAATTGCACGAAGTCACCGTGGTGCAGTCCTGGCCCGCCTATCCGCAAACATCGGTAGCCCTGCGCATGAAGCAGGCCCGTACACCTGCCCGCATGTGGCTGGAGACGTGTAAATGATGAACCGCATCAAGTCCCTGCTGGGCATCGAGCAACGGAACTTTGACCCGTACTGGTCTGACTTCCTTGCCAAGCGAACAGGTACCGTGACAGTAGATGCTGCGCAGTCCCTTGCCGCGTGCTATGCGGCTGTGTCCGTGATCTCGGAGGCGGTGGGTTCCCTGCCGCTGCATCTGTACAAGCGCGACGGTGACGAGCGCGAGCGTGCCGACTCGCATCCCTTGTACGCGGTGCTGCATCACGCGCCGAATGAGTACCAGAGTGCGCAGGAATTCATCGAGTGGCTGACGGCATCCATGCTGCTGCACGGCAACGGCTATGCACGCATCACCCGAGGGCATGACGGTCAGGTCAGAAGTCTGTTCCCGCTGGCCCCGGAGCGCGTGAACATCAAGCGCCATGGCGATGTGATTGCCGGGTACGAGTACATCAATCTTGACGGCAGGAGCGAGAAGCTATTGCCTGATGAGGTGTTTCATCTGCGCCATCGTGCTGGCGGTGACCCGCTGGTGGGCTTGTCCCCGATTGCCGCAGCGCGTGGCGTGTTCGAGCTGGCGCTGTCCGAACAGGAGCACGGTCAATCCAGTTTCGACAACGGTACCCGCTTGTCCGGTACGCTGAATGTCCCCGGTGTCCTCAAGCCCGAGCAGCGCGAAGCACTGAAAGCATCCTGGCAGGCGCAATATGCCGGTGCAGCGAATGCTGGCCGTGTTCCTGTTCTGGAGGCCGGTACGAAATTCAAGCACATGACCATGACGCTGGAAGATGCCGAGTGGATTGCAGCGCGTCAATTCAGCGTGCAGGAGGTGGCCCGCGTGTTCAAGGTGCCGCCCGTCCTGATCGGTGATTTGAGCCATGCGAACTTCAGCAACAGCGTGGAGATGAACCGCTGGTTTGTCGTGCACAGCTTGCAACGCCACATGAGCGCATGGGAGGGGGCTATCAGCCGCCAACTGTTGAGCAGTGCAGGCCGGCGCATCTATTTCCCGGAATTCACTGCAGAAGGCCTGCTGCGCGGTGATGCCGCCAACCGTGCCAACTTCTATGAGAAGGCCATCAATTCCGGATGGATGACGATTGCCGAGGTTCGCAAGCTGGAGAACCTGCCCGCGATCAAGTCCGACCTGTTCAAGCCGATGGAGCCGCCGAAATGAGACTGTTTGCACCCAAGACGCTCAAACAACGCCAACTGGAGACAGGCCGCACGCTGGCGCTGAACGGCAAGGCGTGGAGGAAGCTGCGCGAAGCTGTCCTGGCGCGTGATCCGCTGTGCTGCTGTGGCTGTGGTGCGCCGAGCACGGACGTTGACCATGTGGACGGTGATCCGACCAACAACAGCATGGACAACCTGATGGGCCTGGCGCACGAGTGTCACAGCATCAAGACTGCGACCGGCAAGCTGCCGACTGGATACGATGAAAGTGGTATTCCGCTGGGTGGCCCATGGGTGCAGATGATAGCGATTCTCAAGAAATCGCCAGCAACCGAGGCGAACGAACCGCACGGTACCCCTTGAATCAATGGAATCTGCTTAAAAAATAGGCAATCATGAAGTTAACACCTAAGCGTACCAGTTCGACCTGCGAAATAGCCCTGCAAGCGCACCAGAATGCTGCCAGTGCGCCTATCGAGCCGCCCGAGTATGTAGCCCTGCCCGAAGCCTGCAAACCGTTCTGGAAGGCCATTGTGACGAGCCGCCCGCGTGATACCTGGACAGATTCTGACCTGGTGCTGGCCGCGAATCTGGCGCGTGTCAATTTTGCCATTCAAGGGATGGAGGTCGGTTCTGATGAGCACGCGAAGCTGACGCGTCTGGCGATGGCGCTGGCCCGTTCGGTGGCCGTGCATCCGACGGCAACAGTAGGACGTGCTGCCGACATGGTGAACGCTGCCACTGCCGAGCGTGAAGCGCGTGCCGAGCAGGATGATGATCTGATCCCGATGGGTTTGCAATGACCCGCGCTGAGCGTGTGATTGCCTTCATCGAGCGCCATTGTGTGACCCCGGAGGGTGCGCATGTGGGCAAGCCGCTGCTGCTGGCCGATTTCCAGAAGGAGTTTATCCGTGCTGTCTATGACAACGAGCAAGGTACCCGCCGCGCTTATCTATCGATTGCCCGCAAAAACGGCAAGAGTGGCCTTATTGCTGGTCTGCTGCTGGCCCATCTGATTGGGCCGGAGGCGAAGCAAAACAGCCAGATCGTCAGTGGAGCCATGTCACGCGATCAAGCCGCCCTGGTGTTCAGCCTG